TATATGAAAAGACATTTACCTAAAGGGTTAAATATATCAATAAACACAAGCACTATATTAACAGAAATTAATAATCATGCTATGTTTGCTGTTGTAGATAAACCTAATCAAACTCATTCAGAATATATAACTTATGATATAGGCTGTAATTCTGATATTGCTTTACATGCTAAATATAATGATTGGGAATACATATTTAATTTTTTCAAACAACATCCAATAGCTATGGGTTCATTTGCTACCAAATATGTAAATCCTAATTTAACTAAATTTAATCCAGAAGGTAAAATTAGAATAAGATTTAGTCTAATGCCTCAAATTATGTCTGATAAATTAGAACCTAATACTTCTAAAATTATTGACAGAATTAAAGCTATTGATGCTTTTATAGATGCAGGTTATGATGTACATATTAACTTTAGTCCTGTAATAGTTGCAGGTAATTGGTTGGAAAATTATGAAGATTTATTTCATATGGTTGACACTTATGTTGATTATAAAAATGAAGTAAAAGCTGAAGTTATATTTTTAACTCATAATGAAGGTAAACATAAATACAATTTAGCTAATAATATTTCTGGCGAAAATGAATATTTATGGGTTCCTACAATACAAGAAGACAAAGTTTCTCAGTATGGAGGAAAGAATATAAGGTATAAACATAATTTAAAAAGTGATTTTATAGATTCTTTTGTAAAATTACATGATGAAATAATACCTTGGAATATAATAAGATACATATTTTAAAATGGGAAAAATAATATTAGAATTTAACTCTGAAGAAGAAACAAATGATGCTAGAACAGCATTAGATGGATACAAGTGGAAAATGGCTATGTGGGATTTAGATCAAAAACTTCGCAGTACAACTAAGTATGGAGTAAGCCTATCTAATACAGATCAAGCAGCCACTAAGGAAGAAATAGATTTTGCTGATAAAATTCGTGAAAATATTCAAGAAATACTTAACAGTAATAATTTAACTTTAATTGATTAAAACTAAATAACAATGAACTTAAAAACAAAATACTCAGCTTATGACTTACAGCCTAAAATACCATTAAGCATTGATGAACAAGGTGACTTCATCTTAACTAAAGATTATAATTACATCTTAACAAGACTTAATGATGGTTTAGTAAAGAGAGGTGATGTAATTAAGTATGTTGAATGGAATGAAGATGGCACAGCAAAAGAAATGCACGATGACATGCAAATAGGCAGATCACTCTTATTAGACCCAAGAATAGGTTATACTTGGTTAACTACAATTATTACTGAGGTTGTTGAACAAAGAGATAATTACATTAAATTTAAAACAGAAAACTCACTTTACGAACTAAAAACAATGGCTAATGAAAGATAGAATACAAATTGACGGAGAATGGTATGTAAAAGAGCCTAATGTTAAAGAAATTATACTAGACGTCGTTTCATATGAAAAATGTGTTGTTGAAAATGATAGTTTTTGCTATGAAGCCATACGAATAAAAAGAGATGAAGATAAATCATTTTACAACAGTATTGACATTAAAGTTACTGACAAAAGAGAAAAACCATGGAAAGAAGAAATTTGGGACAATAATCTTTATTTAAAACTTATATTAAAAAATGATTCAGAATCTTTAAAAAGTTTAAATTATAATGAAGATGAGCTTTTATTTTTAAAAACATTTTTACAATATTTAGTAAAAGAAAATTGGCTAGAATATGAATAATAAAAAATCAACTTGCTGCAATGAAGAAGCTGTTTATTTCATTGACAATAAATATATTTGTAGCAAATGCAACAGAAGATGTCTAATTTATAATAAAAATGCTTTTAGAAAATTTATTTTAATATCATTTGTTATTATTTGTTTAAGCTTTGTGTTTTTAATTGATACAAAATTAAACAATTATAAATCAAAGTATTTTGAAAAAAAGTCTAATGAACAATTTAAAGATGTTCAATTAAATGATAGTTCAATATCAGCTAGATTAATTGAACTTGGTTGTATATTGCCTAATGTAGCATTAGCTCAAATAAAACAAGAATCAGGTCATTACAAATCAGATTTGACTTATAGTCACAAGAATATTGCCGGTATAATGAATGGCAAAAATTACAAGAAATACAGCTGTTATGACTCATGTTTAATTGATTATGTAAGAATACAAGATATGTATTTAAAACAAATTCATAAAAAATATGCTGAAGATACTAATTATATTTACAAACTAAAATACATAAAATGGAAAAAAAATTAAAAAAAGTACCAGAAGAACTTTACAATTGGTTATTTCATAATGATCATTATTCAGGAACAATAAGTGCATTTCATAGAGAAGATTATAATTCTTTTTGGAATGGAAAAACTACTATTCATAAAGTTTATACAAGTTTCAATAAAACAATGAGTCAAATATCAAAAGAAATAATTAAAGATTTAAAATCAAATGGAAAAAATTAATTTAAAATTTTTGCATAATTATCTTTGGCATAAAAACCCTGATACTAACATGTGGGCTGCATTTAAAATAGAAGACACAGAAGAATACTTTAAAGATAATGCTACAGATAAAGCAATTAAAAATGAAAGTAGAGATATGATAATGGATTATTTAATAAGAACTAATAATAACAATTTAAAAACAAACAATGGATCTATCTAAAATTAAAAATTTACTACCAAACAAATTAAAATCAATTTCATTTAGAACAACTTCAGCATTAAATGTGTTTTCTAAAACAATTAACGACTTAGAAAAAATCAATGAAGATATTAGTTTAACAGAAAAAATCAAAGAAAAACAAGCAATTGAAATTGAAAATGATTTATTGTTTCTTGCTAGAATAAAGTTTGATAACAAAAATGTAATATCTAAAATTAAAGATATTATTGAATAATAAAAAAGTAATACTGATCAGAGTCTTTTAAAAAACTCAGATTAATAATAAAATAATATAAAAAACATAAATACAATGCCTCCAGACATATCAATGTGTGCAAATGATAAATGCACATTAAAAGAAGAATGCTACAGATACACAGCAATACCAAATCCTTATAGACAATCTTATGCAAATTATAAACAAGATGAAAATGGTGAATGTAATGATTTTTACGATAATAAAAAAAAATTAGATGCAAATAATAAGAAATGATTTAATTAAAATTATTAATAAAGATAAAATTGATATTAGTGAAGGATTGTACTTAATTAAATGCTATGTTTTTGAAAAGAAAAATATTGAAATAGTAATAAATGAAACAAATGTATTACATTTTTATATGAATTTATTTTCATATATGTATTTTTTTGCTGAAGCTTATTATAAAGAAAAATATAAAGATGTCTAAAAAAGGTAATTTAGATAGATCTTGTGTTCTTTCAAAAGAAAAGTTTGATAAATTTATTAAAATAAACGAAAGTAATTTTGATGATTTTTACAATGAAGATACTATTTTTATTATTGTTGTTGATGTAAAAACAAAAGATGGATTTAAAGTAACATCTTCATTTGTTTTGTTTAGCAGATTTATAAAAGGAACTCATACATCTTATCATTTATGGTCTAATGAATTATTAGAAGTTAAAACAAAAATAACATCAACAGAATCTATTTTTGATTACAATCAAAGAAAGGAAAATTTAAAATCTATATTAAAATTATTTTTAAAAAAAGAACAACTTTATGGAAGAAAATTTAAGTGAAGAAGAATTAATAAGTAAAATTTGTTTAAAATGCAATGTATTTAGACATAATAATACTATAACAAATAGCAATGAACTAACAAAAGAAGATGAGTATTACCTTTTAGAATTGAAAAGAAAATTTAAATACACACTACAATATGAAATAAAATGGGTAGAAGCTATAAAGATATAACAAAAAAAGAATTTAATGAACTAAAAACTTTATTAGAAGAAACTAAAAATGATAAAATTGAATTTTTAGGAGAAACATTGAGTATTGAATATGCAAATTTATTATTAATAGCTTGTGAAGATTTTTTTTATGAAAAAGACCAGAGCTCAAATACATAAAGAAGCAGAAGAATGTTTTTACGAGAATGATTTTAAAGGAATACTTTGTATATCTCAAAGAGTTGGTAAAACTTATATATCTTGTATGATTATAAAAAAGATTATTGATCTTTACCCAAAATTACCTATTGATGTATATATTCCTTTTGTAAATTTAATTGAAGAAACCTGGAAACCTGAATTAATTAAATGGCTTGGTTGCGTTCCTGAAAATATTACTTTTAAGACTCATAAATCTATAAATAAAGAGAAAGATTTTAACAAAAATTTTCAAATAATTGATGAAATTCATTTGCTTTCTAACCAAAATATGACTAAATTTGCATTAGCAGAAAGAGTTTTAGGATTAACAGGAACAATGAATGAGCAAACAAGATTTGATGTAAGCAATATACTTAATCTTGATATTATTTATGAATATTCTGTTATTGAAGCTGTTAAAGATGGAATTATAGCAGATTTTATTGTAAATGTGCATTATTGCAATTTAGACAATAAAAATAAAAATGTGCTTTCTGGAAATAAATTCAAAAGTTTTTACTCTACTGAAAAATCAACTTATGATTATTTAACTGGTGTATTTGAAAATTACAAAGAATTGGCTTATAACAATACTTATTACAATGTTCAAAAAAGATTTGCTTCAGATAAAAGAATGAGATTTATATATTCTTCACAAACAAAAATTGATAATGTTAAATCTTTCTTGAATAAGAACAAAAATGAAAAAGTATTAATATTTGCATCAAATATAAAAACTGCTGAGTATTTGTCTAAATATAGTTATCATAGCAAGTCTAAAGAAGATAATTTAGTCAAATTTAATGAAAATAAATTTAATCATTTATCTTGTTGCAAAATGCTTAATGTAGGTGTTACAATACCTAAGTTACATAAGATAGTAATACAACAGCTTACATCAAATGAAGAAAATACAAGTCAAATATTAGCAAGAGCTTTAAATTTAGAATATGAAGGAAAAGTAGCTGAGATAAACATATTTTGTATAAGAAATACTGTAGATGAAGTTTGGGTTAAAAAATCATTGTCCTGGATTCCAGATAAAAAAATAAATTATTTATAATATGATTAATAAAAAAATAGTTAAATTAATGAAGCAATCTAAAAGCAAGTTAGAATCAAAGTTGCCTTCAAGGCATTTTGACAAAGAATCATTTAACAAAATGGAGTATCAGTTAAGACTAGATACTATTGATAATTATTTAATATTAAAAAACATAGGAGGAATATGAGCAACTTAACATTATTTTTTATTTTATTGTTTCTTGGCCTTTCTTTATTTTACTTTTTAAAAGATACTTCAATTAAATTTAATAATGGAGTATTGTCATTAGAAATGTATAAATATGAAACTGACAAAATTACAGGATTAACAAATAAAATAAAATACACAAATTATTACAAGTTATGGTAAAAAAAATAGAATCAAAATGTTTAATATGCTTTGATACTGGCCAATATTTCAATGGAGAGTTTTATGTATTATGTGATCATATTGATAATAAAAATGCAGGTTTAATTTCTGATGAAAAAATACAAACAGATAACTTAGAAGAGAATGAAGATACAGATTGACACAGAATTGTTGGCAAATGAAGGAATTACATTAGATGAGTATTTTATACTTAAGTGTCTTTACGATGAAAATCTTAATGAAATATTTAATGTTTTTTCAAATTCAAATGATTTAATAAAAGGTCTTGAGAAAAATGGATTTGTTAAAAACATGAATGATTCAATAGATTCTGTTTTGCAATTAAAAAATGTTTATTTAAAACCTAAATCTAAAAAATTATTTTTCAATGAATCTTCATTTTTTGACACTTTCTGGTCTTTGTATCCAATTAAAGTTGGGGTTGGTAGTAACATAAGAATATTAAAATCAAAAGATGCAAATACATTGCAAGGCATTGGTTGTAAGAAAAAGCTTGAAGCTATAACAAAGAATAATCCTCAAATTGAAGCCGATATACTTAAAGGCCTTAATAATGAAATGATTATAAGAAAAAGAACTAACACAATGATTTTCTTTCAATTAATTGAAACTTATTTACATCAAAGAACTTGGGAAAAATATGTTGATTTAGATGAAGAAGAGTCAACAACATCTGAGATAAGTATATGACAAATGATGAATTTTTAAAATCTGTAGACGAGGGTTTAGCTGGAAGAAATAAGGGTATAGTAACAGGTATGCCGAGGCTTTCTTCATTTTTAAATAATATACAAGAGAAAAGATATTTTCTTGTTGGAGCTCAACAGAAAACTGGTAAAACAGCTTTTGTTGATGATTTCTTTATCCTTTCTCCTTACTTGCTTAATCCAAATGTAAATATATGCTGGAAGTATTTTAGTTATGAAATTGATAAAGTTTCAAAAAAATCTAAATGGACAGCATATATAATGAAAAGCATTTATGGAATAACCAAGGGTGAAGATGGTGGTCCAATTGAAGATGCTTACATATTATCTCTTGGTGATAGAAAGTTAGGATTGCAACATAGAAAACTTATTGACGAAATAAATGTAAAATATCTAGAGCCTTTATTTAGCAAGATAGAATTCTTTGAAGAAAGAGAAAATCCTACCGGCATTTATAAGCATATGATTAGCCATGCTGCAACAATAGGTGATATACTTTATGAGGATTATCAACAAAAAGAAACAGATGAAAATGGTAAATTAACAGGAAAAACTGTAACTAAACAAAGAATATCTGGATTTAAAAACAAAACAGATTTAGTTACAATATATATTGTTGATCATGTTGGCTTAATGAAAATTGAGAGAGGTTTTACTAAAAAGCAGAATATTGATAAAATGTCTGATTATTCTGTAATACTTAGAAACCTATTTAGATTTGTTCCAGTGCTAGTTTCTCAGTTTAATAGAGAATTAGGCAAGGTTGATAGATTAAAGTTTTCTGGTGAAGAATTACAGCCTTCTATTGAGGACTTTAAAGACACAGGTTGTATGTCAGAAGATGCTTCTGTTGTAATAGCTTTGTTTAACCCTACATTATATCCTCATATAAAGAATCATCTGGGATATAATTTAGCTAAAATAGGTAAAGGTTACAGAAGCCTTCATATATTAGCAAATAGACATGGAATAACAGGTGTTAACATATCCTTAAATCTTGAAGGCAATACCGGAGTTTGCACAGAATTAGAAAAAATATAATAAATAAATAAATAAAATGACATTAACAGAAAAAGAACAACTAGAAGTTGTATTGAATTTAATCAATGCAAAGATTTCATTACCTAAATTTAAAACAGAAATGTCAAAAGGCAAACCTGTAAATTCTATTGCAGGTCATTATGAATTAAGTTTAATTGGAGAAAGAGATTTGATTCAATTAAGAAATGTAGCAATGGGATTGTTAACTAAATTGGTTCCAGGAGTTTCAATTGAAGAGCTAAAACAAGAAGAAGAATTAAATCAAAAAATTGAAACAAATAATGAATAGAGACTATTATAAAGTTTTATTAGTTGGCCAGTCAGGTAGAGGTAAAACATTTAGTTTTAGAAATATGAATCCAGAAACAACTGGATTTATAAATAGTGAAGATAAACCACTTCCATTTAAGAATAAATTTAAGCATCATTCAAGACCTAAAACAGTTGCTGATACTAAAGCTGTATTGAAACAATATGCAGCAGATAAAACAATAGATTGTATTTGTCTTGACAGCTTAAGTTCATACATGGATATGCTTTTAGCTGAATGTAGAGCTACAAAAAAGGGTTTTGAGATTTGGGGTACTTATAATGAAGAAATTGGTAAGTTTCTTAACTTTATTAAATCTATTGAGAAAGAAGTATTTATTACAGCTCATTATGAAATTCTTGGAATTGAAGGTAATCAAGAAAAGAGAGTAAAGGTTAAGGGTAAAGAATGGGAAGGTGTTGTTGAGAAAGAATTTACAGTAGTATTATATGCTGATAATAAATTCAATGACAAAGATCTTCCTGAATATTTCTTAAACGCAGTAAAAGAAGAAACTTCTGCTAAATGTCCTCCTGATTTATTAGGTAATGGAGTTATTAAAATTGACAATGATTGTCAAAAAGTTTTTGAAAAAATAATTGAATTTACAAAATAACATAAAATAAAATAAAATGCAAGCAGTACAACAAAAAGAAATTGGAGAAATTAAAAGATTTACAGGATTGTGTCCATTTGTAATAACAATGGTTAATCCTAATTTAGAAGCATTAAATGCAGCTGGAGTTAAATTGAAAGAAGAGCCTAAGTATTCAGGTCAAAATTCAGAAGGCAATGCTAATTACCGTTTAGATTTTTGGTTAGAAAATCCTGGAGTTGACTTTACAAATGAGAAAGGAGAAACTGAAAATACAGGTAAACTTACAAGAAAGTATAGTATTTGGCTAGAAAATAGAGATGAAGTTTCATCTAAAGGCAATGTAAGAGTTGTAAATGATATTTTACAACATTCTTGGTCTTCAAGTGTTGAAGCTATTTCAGAAAATCCTAAAATGGATTGGTTTAAAACTG